TGGTCTTAATCACCTGCTTGCTGGCTGGTGCGATCCAGGTTGGCACGGAAGCAAGCTGACGCTCGAACTGAAGAATGAACGACTGCATCATGCTTTGCCGCTTTGGCCTGGCCTGAAGATCGGCCAAATGGTGTTTCACGTGATGTCAAACGCTCCAATGCGTAGCTACGCGGAGACAGGCCATTACAACAACCACTTGACAGTCATGCCGTCCGTGGCATGAATTGATAAGAATCTTCAGGGCTATGGGCTGGGCTGACTGGATGGTCGTCAACCAAAGCCTTGAAGAGGAACTAGCGCTAGAGAAAAGCGTGAGAGACGTTCAGGGCTGCACTGACGAAGATGCCCTGAGGTCGTTATGCGTGTCACTGGTACGGACCAACTGGCATCAAGCCAAACTGCTTCGCCAAGCAGTGGGCCACATTGGTGAGCTAGACGCAATCAATGTAGGACAGGGATAATCTCTACCTGCCTATCTGACAAACTCGCCGCGTCTTTGGCGCGTTCCAGGCTGCTGTAGCTGCAAGCATCGTCTGCTCTCGTAGTCCAGTAGATGTCGCCTGAACCCATATAGAGCGCAGAAACGAACAACGGCTCTGTCTGAGCCGCCTTGAGAGCAAAACGCATGGAACGATTTAATCGTTGTTTTGTTTGGTCCGGCCCTCAACCTGCTTACGGACGGACTGCCGCCACCGAGCAAGATCCTGGGCTTCGGCCTCGCTGTAAACGGTAGGCGAAGTGATGCGCTTCAACTCCGAATACACAGCTTCTCTTATCCAAGCTGTCGCACGCTGCTTGTTCTTGGAAGCTTCTTGCTGAACTAACTCTGCTCGATTGGGGTCAAGCAGGATCTGAAAATACTGCTTATTGCCGTGCCGAATCGCCATAACGTTTAATGTGCTACACACACATTACCATGTGATAGAAGAATCGACCTTCTTTTTCCACGCATTGGCCTGAGCACGACGAGCTTGGGCGCGCTGGTTCGTACAGCCCGCCCGCACTTCACGTGCTCCTTCTAGGAACATCGCAGCTCGCTGCAAATCACCCGTGGTCGCTGTCTGAATCGCCTTGTTTAGGCGCTCCATTACCAGTTGCCTGCCTGTACGCGGCATCCATCGCCTCACGCAAATTCTGGTGGTACGTTACCCGCCCCGCGCAAGAACAAAACCACCCATCATCTGTGCAATAAACACTGATCATCAGTGAACCTCGCTCCAGGTTTTACCGACAGACACCTCAGCTAGAGCAGGAATCTCTCCGAGCCACTTGGCCTCAGCGTCTTCCATCACCTGTTTTAGGGTCGCTGCCCATTCTTCAGCTGCATCTTCCCTAACAAGCAACAGAATTTCGTCATGCACCGCAGCAGCAATACGCACGGTGTCTTCACTTGCTGCTTTGACCTTCGGCCAAAGGTTGCCCAAAGCGCACTTAAGAATGGCAGCACCGGCTCCTTGAATCGGCGTGTTGCACCTAACAGTCAGCCGGTTCATGTCGCCCTGGAGATAGCGCCGCATTCCTGAAAGCGGAATCCTGGTCTCCGCCCACTTGTCGTACTTCGTCCGATCTGCAGCTGCGGCATTGTTCCGCTGCCATTTGGCCACCCCTTGGAACGCACCAAGCCATTCATCCCTTATCTGTGCTGCGCGCTCTTGCGTCATGGTTATGCCCATTCCGCCTGCATAGTTACGCAGACCTGCGGGACCAGAGCCATACAGCAAACCAAAGTTGGCTGATTTGGCCGTCTGGCGATCACAACCAATGGCTTTTGCCGTAACGGTGTGCGGATCTTCCCCAGCCTGAAACGCAGCGATCATTCGCTCATCCTTCGCCACCGCCGCAGCAAGGCGAAGCTCCATCTGACCGAAGTCAGCGTCAACCAGCAGCCAACCTTCAGGCGCTTCAACGCAACTGCGGAACTGTTTGTCACGCGGGATCTGCTGGTTATTGGGCTTGATGCAGGACATACGCCCGGACTCCGCCCCCAACTGCATGTAGCTGGCACGCACGAAACCGGTGTCGTCCATCTTTTCCTGGATCGACTCGATCATCTGACGGCGTTTTTCACACCTTTTCCACTCCAGGTAAATCTGAATAACTTCGTGATCTGCGGCGTAAGAACGCAGTGCCTGCCTGGATGCACTGGGCTTGCCGTTGGCATCACGAGGGGGCTCACCACCCAACAGCACGGTCATTTTTTCCACAAGCTGCTTCGGGCTGTTGATGTTGAAGCCTGCGTACTTCTTGGTGCCATCCCGAAGCTTGCCCTCATCTTTAGCGCGCAGGTTGAAGCTGCCATCTTCATCACGCGGCAGCTTGTGCTCTTCAGGCATCGCAGCATCCAGCTGCAGCACGAAGTCTTTGGCCAGCCCTTTGATGTCGTGCTCGTAATCGACCTTGCGTTGCTGCAAGTTCTCTGCGTTCCAGGGCAAACCTGTGCGCCACATCTGCGCCATCGCAGGCAGCGCGCGGCACTCAAGCTTGAAAGCTGGTCCGAGCCTGTCGCGACTGATCCGGTGCTCCAAAATCGCGTCAAGCTCCATCAGAGCAGCAACGTCGTTGGCCGCGTAATCCAGCTGTTCTTTGCTGAGGTCGCCGCCCCAGTTAGAGCGCTGCTGCTCTTTCGACAGTTCTTTTTTGAGGTAGCGC